CAAAAAATTCATCGTACCATTCCAAGGTGGATTTGATGGTTGGGAACCAAACCGAGTAATTCTTACAGGAACTGATATTGTTGCTGGTAACACTCAAGGTTTGGATTGTTCATCTGCTACCGCTACTGGTACGGTTGCTTTGAGAAAAGCTATCAACGCAATCTCAAATGCTGATGAGTTTGATATCAATATGGTTGTCCTTCCAGGTATTTTACATAGATTACACTCTTCAGTTACCACATTCGCTAAAGATATGTGTGAAGATAGACAAGATTGTTTCTTTGTAATGGATGCAGGTGCATATGGTGATTCAAACACTACGGTTGTAAACGCATTAACTTCGTTTGACTCCAATTATGTTGCTACTTACCATCCTTGGGTTAAAATCCTTGATACTGATAAAAACAAGCCAGTATGGGTTCCACCAAGTGTTGTTCTTCCTGGCGTGATTGCTTTCAATGACCAAGTTGCAGCAGAATGGTTCGCTCCCGCAGGTTTAAATCGTGGTGGTTTAACTGATGTTATTGAAGTTAAGTCTCGTTTGACTCATGCTGAAAGAGATACACTTTACGAAGGTCGTGTAAACCCAATCGCTACATTCCCTGGTCAAGGTGCTACGGTATTCGGTCAAAAGACCTTACAAGCTAGACCATCCGCATTGGATAGAATCAATGTAAGAAGATTGTTAATTGCTGTGAAGAAATATATCGCATCTTCTACAAGATACTTGGTATTTGAACAAAACACGGCTGCTACAAGAAACCGATTCTTGTCAATCGCAAATCCATACTTGGAATCAATCCAACAAAGAAATGGTTTATACGCATTCCGTGTAGTGATGGATGAGACTAATAACACACCAGACGTAATTGATAGAAATGTTTTAGTGGGTGAGATTTTCTTACAACCTACCAAAACTGCTGAATTTATTGTGTTGGATTTCAACATTCTTCCTACGGGCGCTACATTCCCTGGTGCATAATTTGAAGAATGATATACTTATAAGAAAGATTAGGAGAATTTAAATGGCAAATTTACTCACACCGCAGGAGATAATGTTTACAAATTTTGAACCAAAAATGTCAAACAGGTTCATTATGTACATTGAAGGAATTCCAGCATATCTCATCAAAGCGGCTAACCGACCTGAAATAGCTAATGGTAAAGTGGTTATTGACCACATTAATACTCGTAGATATGTAAAGGGTCGTTCAGAATGGCAAGATTTAAGCATCAGTTTGTATGATGCGGTGGTTCCATCTGCCGCTCAAGCTGTGATGGAGTGGGTTCGCTTACACCACGAATCGGTTACTGGCCGTAATGGTTATTCGGATTTCTACAAAAAAGATATCACATTTAACTCGTTAGGACCCGTTGGTGATAAAGTTGAAGAATGGACATTGAAAGGCGCATACATTCAAAATGCAAAGTTTTCTGATATGGATTACACAGGTGAAGATTTGGCTACTGTAGATTTAACATTGACTTACGATTACGCTATCTTACAATACTAATTTAGAATTAAAAAATAATAAACCCCACTTCGGTGGGGTTTTTTGTTTTAAAAAGTTTTAATTCTATATTTATATGTAGTTTAACATAAACGGAGATTAAAATGATTAATATCATTAGAAATAGAGACACTAAAATCGTATACGCTATCGTATCTGATGGTAATGTAGTAATTACTGAAACAGAAAGCACTTACGATGGTAATATTTTTACTATTGATTCCGAATACCCATATACTTGGGGAAATGGATACGAATGTGTACAAGCAGAAGTTGAAGTTCCTGAAGGATGGTATGGTGGGAAATATAGTTTTGATGCCAACACCTTTACACTTGTAGTATAAATAAAAAAATAAGTTATGAATCAAAATTTAAACGATGACTACACAAATGAAACTGTAGTTGACCAATTACGAAAAGAACACGAAATTACGGAACTGAAAAATTATCAGTTTCCAACCGAAGTTATTGAACTACCATCTCGTGGTCTAATATACCCTTCAGATAACCCACTTTCAAGTGGTAAGGTTGAAATGAAGTATATGACTGCAAAACAAGAAGATATTCTTACAACGCAGTCATATATTAAGGATGGTTCAGTTCTTGACCGATTATTTCAGTCACTTATCGTATCTAATGGTAATGGTCAACCAATCAAGTATGTTGATTTGGTGACAGGTGATAAAAACGCTATTATGATTGCTGCCCGTGTGTTGGGATATGGTAAAGATTACGAAGTAGAAGTAACTGACCCATTTACAGGTAAAAAGCAAAAAGAAACAATTGACCTTACTCAATTTGATAACAAACCATATGATGGTTCTGCTCAAGTAGCACCCCATACCAATGAGTTTGAATTTACCTTACCTCGTTCTCAAAGAGTTGTAACCTTTATGGCTATGACTGAATCAAAAGAGCGTAGAGTAAAACATCAAGTTGAAGAATTGAATAAAGCAAATCGTAAATTGAAGGATGAAACATCACGAGAACTTACAACTCGTTTAAAAACGATGATTCTTTCAGTTGATGGTGATACTGATAGTAAAGTAATTAGTCATTTTGTAGATAATGAATTATTTGCAGTTGACTCAAAAGCATTAAGAAATCATATTAACGAAGTTGTGCCTGATATTGACCTTAATTGGGAATTTATTTCAGAGGAAACGGGGGAAAGGAGGGAGATGATTCTACCGATGGATGTCACCTTTTTTTGGCCTAACTCCTGAATATAGAAAACATCTTCACACCCACATCTTTGAGTTGGTATATCACGGAAATGGTGGATTCAATTTTAATGATGTTTACAATATGCCGGTTTGGGCTAGATTGTTTTATATTAGTAAGATAATTGAGTTTAAACAACAAGAAAAGCAGACTCACGACAAGGAAGTTGCTAAAATTCGTTCAAAAACAAGAAGATAAGGAATACCCGACACATTTGTTGGGTATTTCTATATTTATACTATATGATTAGAGGGAAAACTATGAAATCACAAAAATTAGAAACCATTATTGAATCGCTTCACAAAAGAGGTATGACCGAGGGTGTAATCGGTGATTTTTTGAAAAAGATTCAAATCGCTATCAAGACAAAACAACTTGATAAGTTGACCAATGACCCTGACTATCAAAAAATCCTTAAACAATACAACATCAAGCCCATAGATTGGGGAAAAAATTACGAATATTGAGTTTAAGGGTATAAATGGCGCTCAATAAAGATAGTCAAGATAGATTAAACTCTATAAAGCAAGAAGAGCAACTCCAACGGAGTTTGCAAAAAATGTTGAGCGACCGTGTTACCAAAGGTAAAGAGTTAACTAATTCCCAAAAAGAATTATCAGAAACTTTATTAAAAACTAATGACCTTGAGGATAAACTATTAGCAATTCAAGAGCAGAAAAATGTAATATTTAAAACTTATGTAGGTGCTAACAAAGAATTAGGTAAAAAGTTGATTGAACAACTTCAAACAATGGAAGAGCTCCTCGAGCACGAAAAAAAACGAAAAGACAAATCCGAAGAAATAAAAAATTTAATAGATGATACACGAGATAGTCTATTAGAATCCGTTGGTCTTTCATCCGATATGTTTAAAAACGGAATCAAGTTTGGTATTGGTATGATGGTTGCCAAAAAAGGTGCAGAGATGCTTTCATCCGCATTTGATGCAACGGTTGGATTGGCTAAAGACCTTTATACTCAAACCGGTGCTACCGCTGCTGAGGCTGGTAGATTAGGTGCTCAAACCATGGGTGCTATGCTTTCTATGGAGGGGTTATTGTATGGAGGTGAAGCATTAGCGAAGGCTGCGCAGGATGCTTCTGAATATTATGGAAGCACTGCCGTAATTACAGCCGATATGCAAAAAAATATTACAAAGTTATCTGCAATGGGTGTTGAAGGTGCTGCTCAAATGAATTCTATATTTGAATCAGCTTCGGGCAACGCTGGTGAACTAACTGGTGAAATTCAAGCCATTGCTCAAGATGCGGGAGTTAATGCTTCTGCGGTTTTAAAAGATATGTCTTCAAATATGACTGCTATGGTAGGTAAATCAAAAGAAGAATTAAAATATCTTGCTAAAAAAACAGCAGAATTGCACAAACAAGGTATGTCAATGGCTTTAATTGAGGATATGTCTTCAAATATGTTAGATATTGAATCATCTTTAAAAGCCCAAATGAAAGCCAGAGCATTTGGTATGGGTGATATGTTAGGTGATACTGAAAAGATGAGAAATGCTGCTATGGAAATTCAATTTGGTGATAAAGCGGCTGGTATGGAACAAATGGCTGATGCTATGAAGGAGGCCGGATTAAGTTCAGAGAAACTTGGAAATATGGGTACTAAACAAATTGAGATTTTAGCACAAGGATATGGCATGTCAGGCCAGCAACTTACTGAAATGATAACTAAAGAGGAAGAACTTGCAAAAATAAAGAAAGAATCTGGAGTTGCAACCACAGCAGAAGCAATTGCTATTCAAGAAACACAAGCTGCTAACAAAGCAATGTTTGACCAATTTAAACAAGGTGCGTTAGCATCTATTCCACTTTTAGCTCAAATGGTAGCTCAATACTTTATGATGAAAAGTTTATCAACAAGCGTGGGAGCTGCCGGCGGCAAGAGCAAAAAAGGCAGCGGTGGTGGTGGTGGTATGTTTAGCAGTCTGACCGATGCTATTGAAAAAATTGATGGTAAAAAACTAATAGAGGGTGGTGCTGCTCTTGTATTAGTGGCTGCTGCTGTATTTGTATTTGGAAAGGCAGTTCAAGAATTTATGAAAGTTTCTTGGGAAGCTGTGGGTATGGCTGTTGTATCTATGTTAGCTCTTGTATACGCATTATCATTAGTGGGTACTATAATGATGAGTGGTGTGGGTGCTGGTGCTATTATTGCCGGTGCTGCTGCTATGTTAATAATCGCAGCCGCATTATTTGTTCTTGGTAAAGCTATCCAAGAAATTGCTACTGGATTTGGAATGATGGGTGAATTAACAACCCAACTTACAGCATTAGTAATGATTGCGCCAGGTCTTATTGCTTTGGCTGGTATTTTTGGAATGTTGGGTATCGGATTGATAGCCATGAGTGTGGGACTTGCTTTAGTAACTTTATTCCTTCCAGCCTTATTATTACTTGCAGTCACTTTACCTTTAATTTCATCCGCACTTGGAATGGGTGGTGGTGATGCCGGTGCTACCGGGGGTGGTGGTGGTGGAAATACCGCTGACCCATTGTTAGAAGAGATTAAAGGTCTCCGAGCAGACATTCAGTCACAACCAATAGTTATTAAAGTAAACGATAAAATGGTTACCGAAATGAGCCGAGCCAATTCTCGTATGGAAACCGTAAGAAGACAACATAGATAAGGGTTGATGTGGCATTAATAGATTTAAAATCAGACCTTTCAAAATGGAGAAAGCCCGTTGAAAAACCTTTGGTGGATAATACACGAACTGAAACACCAAAGTCAACAAATCTGACCCCTCTTTCAGACCTTGCTTTAGGTGTTCCATCACCACAAAGACCAACTCAAACAGCAACTAAATCTGGCGTTACTCCAAAGCCATATAATAATGTAGAAAAGTTTAAAGGTGAAACTAATACTAAACCTTTGGAAAGAACTCAAAAGTTTTTGGGTGAGACTACACCAACTCTTGCATCCAAAGTAGAAAAGTTTAAGGGTGAGACTACACCAACTCTTGCATCACAAGTAGAAAAGTTTAAGGGTGAGACTACACCATCTCTTGCAAATCAAAGTGAAAAGTTCAAAGGTGAAACTACACCGACCCCATACAACAATACTGAAAAGTTCAAAGGTGAAACTACACCAAATTTGTATGATAATACGGAAGAGTTTAAAGGTGAAACTACACCATCTCTTGCAAATCAAAGTGAAAAGTTCAAAGGTGAAACTACACCAAAACTATTTACATTCCAAGAAAGATTTTTGGGTGAAACTGAACCTGAACTGATAGAGCAAGGCGATAAAGACAAGGGTGAAACTACACCAAGATTATTTACATCCAATAGATTGCCTGACCTTGAAGACCAAGGAAAAGATTTTGGAGTAGTTGACTTTTTTACAAATGATAAAGCAATCGGATTTACTCCAAAAATAAACACCACTTCAAAGTTTGTTGGTGTTAATCCTTCAGCAACTATATTTGATACTACAACATCAATCCGAACCAAAAACTTTTCGGGCGTTTCATATAAGACATCTTTACAACTTGATAATGGATTAGGTAAAAATTATAGTGATAGTGTATTAAAAGACACTTATAACGGACTTACAAATAAATCAGGTGGTAATGCTCACGAGTTATTAAAGCAAGACGCATTTAACACTTGGGTTATTAAACAACCATTCATTGTTACCGGTATCCAAGATGGTAAAGGTAAGGGGTTCAATTATGGGTTTGGTGGTTTATCATTTATTCGTGGTGGTGCTGTAACCGCAACCACAAGAGCTCTTTTTGATGTTGCAAGAATTTCACAATTCTTATTAACCCCTCGTGGTATTATTTGGGGATTAAAGCAAGTTGGAATGCAGAGAAGTCAAAGGTGGGGTAAAGTTTGGACCCCAGCTAATCTATTAGCTACCATTGGTGGCCAACATATTGGATTTAGACCTGATAGACAAGGTACATTTCCAGGAGATGATAGGGGTAGATATGACAAGTCGGGTAAAATTGACAATATATACAAGCAACTAAATTTAACAGGCGATGGGCTTCCATTTGCATCGTCTACGGATGTTCGTGGTGGATTTGATTCGGTATATGGTATTGGTATTACAACTACAACTCGTGGTGGAAATACATTTAATAATCCAAATCAAGATTTTGGAAACACTCGGGCGTTATTTAATCAAACATATGGTATATTTGGACAAAACGCAGACCCATTAACAGGTGCACCTTTAAATACATACAAAGATGATTTACCATTAAATGCGGATGAAGCTAAGAACTTTGGTGTAGCAAAACAAACATTGGAACAATCGCCAATGC